CCAAGCAAGCCACTCGATAGGAACGTCACGGACTGGCAGACCCTTCCACCTTCCAAACTCCATCGGTGTTCCACTTGAGTATTTACTTCCCGCATGTATCTTCATCGTCGTCTATCCTCCTTGCTCGTCTCTTGACCCAGCCATCGGAGTATCCGTCCTGAACACCCGACGCTACATCCCATTGCTCATCTTCGTGTATCTTGAAGATTGCTTGACAGAATTTAATAACACCCTTCCTGTCCTCGTAGTGTATTGATTCAGGTAATTCAGTAAGCCATTCGATTACAACTGACCAGTACTGGTGGTACACCTGCCTTCCACTGCACACTAATACAAACCCTGTGTTCTTGCCCCGGTAACAAGTACCTCTCAATAACTCGGTAACTCTGCTTAGTTTCAAAATCAAAGATAACTGCCTCGCTCCAATCCACACCCATCGTAACCTCCTTGTGTATAGACCCGGCCTAAGTGAGATAGGGTAACCTACCTCTGGCAACTTGTGCCGGGAACCTTAGCAACCTTAGTAGTGGGAACATCTCACTTCGCCAGTACCGCCGGTTAGTATCTGGACTTCGTGTTGCATCGGAGTCACCCTCGGTATAGGGAGGATGGTTCTTTAGGCTCGGTGGTTTTGATAATGCTGATCCAACGAGAATGTCGCAGCAGTAATTTCATTCGCCATTCTTACGACGTTGCAGTTCTTTACGCAAGGCCGGAAAATAATTTGGGTGTTTGTTCGGTGACTTGCAGTTGTTCAACGTCCACTGAATGTATGACGAGGGAACCTTGAAGAACGGGCAACGCTTGTACTTACCCCACAGCATGACAGTGTACCTGCGTCCGCTCTCCACTGGCTCGGCATCTGCTAGGTGATCCCTCTCATAAGCCGTGACGTTGGCCTCTACACGGATGTGCGCCCGCCTCTTGAGTTCCATGTCCTCTAAGGCTCGTTGCTCCTTTACGAGGGCAGCACGCTCCTCCTTGATGATGCTGTCTATCTCTGCCTTACTTGTAGTCTTTTTCTCTACACGCTTCCTAACCTTGTCCATCAACTTGTCGTCAAGGTTTGGGTAAAGTACATCGAGTGCGCACTTTAGGTCGTTGTGTCTTGATGAATCGGTTATGTCGTACACTTCAAAGAAAGGCTTTGGACTTGCCGCGATAGCAGCCCGTCTTTCTTCCGGCGTCTTACACTTCGCAATGCAATTGCCGGGGAAGATTCTTGTCCCTCTTCCGAACTGCTGACAGTACAACTGAGCCGATGCGGTGCAGCGTGCAAGAAAAAGTTTTTGTACATGAGGTGCATCCCATCCGAGAGTTAGTATCCCCACGTTAACTATTACATCTGACTCGCCAGACATGAAGTCGCTCATGTGCATCTTGACTTCAGTCTCATCCATGTTGGAGTGGACGATGCTCACTCGTATCTCCCTTGACCGCAGGTCAGTGGCAACAAGTTCGGCATGCTCAATGCTTGAAACAGAATACGACACTTGGCTTCTTGTCGTAATACTTCTCAACCATTGCACCAACGCCAGCAACAGACGCACGCTTCTTCATCAGCCTGTTTAGTTTCTCCTGATCGAAGTCTCCAAACGATGCCTTGAACTTTGATAGGTCAAGGTCTTCTAGGACACACAGGTGCATCTTGCAATCAACAAGGTATCCTTCTTGACAAGCCTTCTGATAGTCATAGATAAACGCTGGGCTTCCGTAGTGTTCTGTTAGGTCGATGCTTTTTTTTTGTAGGTGGTGAGGCTGTCATCCCACACACCTTCGCACCCCATGACCTGAACTCTTCCAGCATCTGCAAGGCAGCAGTCGAGAAGTTCATGTGAGACTCATCAACGATGATGAACTTAACTGCCTTGAGAAACTTCTTGTATCTTTCCTTTGACATGAGGCTGGCATAGCAGGCGACAGTAATGTCTTCGTCGCTGTACATCTCAGCCATCTCAATGCCACACTCGATGCCACGCTGTCGCAAACGATTCGCAGACTGGGTTACTAATTCCCTACGTGGTGTGATAAGTAACGATCCGCCGCCCCAATCCCGACGAAGCAGGAGTGCTGCAATCTCAGTCTTGCCAGTGCCGGTAGCGAGATAAGCACCGCATCTATCTGTGTCTTGCAGGCAACCCCATATGCTTTCGTCGGCCTCCATCTGATAGGGACGGGGATCGAAACTATCATCCGTGTCTACACAGTCATCTTCAATATCATCGAATAGCCAATTCATGACATCCCTTTCTTATCGCTTTGTACCAATCCTTGAGTTACTTGCTGCTATCCACCGGCTGCTCAACTGCTGCGGTGTCCAACTCTCCTTTCTTCTTTCTGCTTCCCCTCTTATTTCTTGTGGCGGCGGGTCGTGCCTTTCTCTTTTGACTAGCCCCTGCCTTTCCATTATCTCCATCAGTTGGTTGTGCGTCAGCGTCTTGCTTGTCAGCAGATGCTTCACTGTCTCCTTGTCCAACAAGTTTTTCACCAGAGTCCTCCGTGTCTTTCTGGATTAAATTGAAGTCACCAGTGATCATGCCTCGCAAGACATCGTAGTCACTGAATAACGAACGAACGTCGCCATCAAGCATAGCCAAGCAGTTCATGCTCTGCTCGTACTTCTCAACAGTAAGTTGTATCGGCTCGCCATTCTCTTGTTTGCAGAGAAGCGAACCGATCTGACCGCACAAAAGAAGACGCGACTTAATCTGTAGAACCTGATCTTGAGTCAACATACCCTACTCCTCCTTGGTAAACTTTCTCTCAACGATAGCCTTCAACTCTTTAAACGCATCAGGGTGCATAGTCCCTGCTGCAACATGATCCTCAACACGCTTTAGTATTCTTGCTGTGTCGCCCATTGTTTCCGCAAGGTGTACCTTCTGGGCAGCAGCCTTGAAGTTTGTATCCCACTCCTTGTTCTTGGCAGGTACGTCTTCCAGTTCCTCGGGCTGACTGTCCGGGTCGTCCTGCACTACAGGCTGTAACTGTGCATCGCCTAGTTCTTTTTGTGCCTGTGTCTTCCATGCCCTGTCGTCCATCAGGTCGTACCCATCCCTGACTACCAAGCAGGACTCCTTCCACTCCTCATCAAGACTAAGCACCGCTACACAGTATGTTCTGTCTTTATCGGAAACAAAGTCACACTCCCATGTCACGTTATGTTCCGCCAAGGGATTGACGATACACTTTCGGAACTCGTTCATAGACCAGTAGTGAAACTGTTCACCTCTTCGAGTTCCAACTTTGTCAAGGCTCATCACCTTAAAAGACTTGCGTGCCTTATTAATTGCAGCATTCAACTTCTTGACGCTAGCACTTTGACTACGAAGTATAGGGCTAAGTAGCCCACCTATCTGTGGCATTCTATTCTCCTTTCAAGAGATACGCAGGGAAAGCCAGTTCCGTAACGCCCTGCGATTCATATCGCTCCCAACAATCCCACTCCTTGCGAGACTGCAATTCATCTAACAAGTTCATACACTTGCTGTAGCCTTGTTGCAAGACCTGTTCAGGAAGTACGACTACGGCATTCTCATAAGGCCATATCGTACTGGTTACTATGAACCGCATGCGTTCAGTTCCCATCCCGATATTCATTTGTGCATTCTGATACATAGCACTCTGCATATCGTAGCCCCACTTGAGGCAGGACTTGTACCAAGTGGCGATTGGATTATCATCACGGCATGTCTTCCAGTCATAGAACGCATCATGTGTCCTGCCATCTACCCTACAACGAACTGCATGGTTGTTCCACTTCCACCGTATATTGAACTCTGTGTCTTCAGTATCTGCCAACAGCATCCTGACTTCAGAGTTTCTTAGCAAGGCTTCTGTCTGGTGTCGAAGTTTCTTATCGTCCGATGGTGATATCACAATGTCATCTGGGTCTTGGTCTTTTATCCAAGCGTCTGCTTTCTTTGACACTGCACCAGTGGCAGTACACAGAGAGAGCGGGACGACTTTAACAAGAGGCCAGAATGCTTCGCCTCCTATCTCTCCCCACATATGTAACAACGAACCATAAGACAAAGAAGTACTTTGCTTGGGAGGTGCAGTCTTTGCAATATGCCTCCAGTAAAAAGCAATAGGAGATTCACGTAATGCTTTCAGCATGCTGCATGAAGTCTCAGGCCACTGGTGATATGTGTCCGCCTCGGTGTGGCAGATAGTAGGCTCTTCGGCTAGGCTTGTGTGCATTACGCAATTAGATTACAAGTTGTAGAAGACTGTCAAGTGGTGTCTTTCCAGTTCTTGCTGATCAGCAGTTTGGTAACATGCTGGCTGCTTCCGTGTATCCAGATCGCAGGCTCCTCGCCATCTAGTTTATAGTAGTCTTCCAGCACAGTCTCGTGTGCTTTACAGAAACCCTTTAATCGATTCAGGTTAACTACTTTATTTCTTTTAGCATACGACTCTTCGATCATAAAGTCGTCTGCCTCTAGTTGGATTACAATGTCAGGCGGTGGCAACTTCAACTGCTTCAACTTGCGTAGCAGACGGTAGCCGATCATTCCTTCGATGATGTAACCTTCGTCACCTGCTGCGTCTATCACACTATATAAAGCCTTAACGTGACCGTCGCCTAAGAACTTGTCTGTTCTATATATAGGGAGGTCAGCCGATTCACCTAGCACTGTGGCTACGTGGGTCTTACCTGATCCCGGTGGGCCTATGATGACGACTTTATTCTTGTCGTTTAGGTGAAGCATGCTAGCACTTCCACTTCCGTAGGCTTTTGTTGATGCGGCTGTTCGGATCGTTAGCAGTTTTCTTTGAGGTCAACTTTTTCTTCATGCCTTTCATCCGAGCGCAGAAGGACTTCTTTCGGCTGCCGCCTTCGGGCTGTGGTGCTTTCAAGTTAGCACCATGCTTCTTGTTGTACGACGCACGCCCCTTGGCATTCAGCCCGCCTTCAGGGTTCTTCCCTTCCTTGCGTGTCCATGCTGCTGTCTTTGCTTTGCGTACTCGGTCGCCAGACTTGTCGCTCATGTGTCTATGTTCATGTAGTTAATGTGTTGGATTTGCAAGTGGGACAATAGTTCTAGACTTCTCGTGAAGGCTTCGGTCGATGGTTGGAAATGACCGGAGTGGTTATCGATGTACGATATAACTCCTTCTCTTGATACCATCAGTCGGCCTGCACCATATACAAACGTGTGTCCTTCCGATAACCAGTAATGCTTTTGTCCTAAACGTAAGTCATGGTCTGGAGTAATAACATAATCTAGTAGTCCTTCGGATATATCATGCCCCCTGTAATCTCTTGCGTTGATTAAACTTATCCTGCCGTTTTCTATTTCGTAGTTAATCCCGCACGATTGTTCGTAAGCGACCGTGGCTCTGATGCCTATGCTGTACAAGGGATGCCGTGCAAATGGGTTTGGGCATATGGCATACCGCTTGTGCTTTTGAATAAACTTGTTGCACTCATTCCAATCTGCATGTTCCTTTTCAGTGAAAGCAGTTTTGTCCATGTTCCTAAACACACCAAGACTCAAGCCGCACGCTGGGTACAGTTTCAAGTAGTCATATATTTCTTGGTGTGTTATCAATGATTACTTTTCCTTTGCCTGTTCTTTGTGTAACCTCTTGGCGTACCGTGTTGCTTGGTGTGGTGTCGCAAACTTCCCAAGGTGTTTGCCTGTCTTGTGGTATCTATCAACTGCTTGCTGATCGCCTAGTATCTTGCCATCAGCAGCAGTAGGTACTAACACTTCCTTCCCGTCTTCGTTGAAAGACATGCTTAACACTGTTGCGTAACCACCATCAACAGGAATCTTTTCCCTGCCCTTCAGGTTTATATTTCCCGGCTCTCTTTTTCGTAGAGACTTAACAAGGTAAGGAATCATTCTGCTCATACTGTAGTGTTCTTATTTTTAGATGGCTTCTTCTTTGCTGTCTTCGCTGACTTAATGAAGTCTGCCTTGGTAGGCGCACCCGCTGCCCCCGGCTTCTTCATCTTCTCGCCACTACCTGCGGCAATGCGTTTCTTCTTTTGGTTTATGTTGTAGTACAAGCCCTTCTTGGCCTTACGAACACCATCACCTTTTTTATCCTTTGCCATTATTAATACCTCCTACTTTGTTCGGCTATTGCTGCCATCCGTGTTGGCGAGTAGCCCGGTGCATCTCGCTGAGTCATTAGACTAGACAGTACGCCACCGTCGCCAATTGCATTGTCCATCGCATCGGCTGCTGTTATTCCAACTTGTATCGCATTGCCGTACTTGCTTCTTCCGAGTGGCAATGACTTTGTTGCAAGCCTTGTGTTTGCCATCTTGAATGGAGAGATCGGTGCGGTTGGTTTGGCTACATACTTACTGATAGCGGGCAGACCATCAGCGGCTGCCTTTACCTTGTCTACTGTTTCAATAGTTTTGTCTTTACCGCCACCACCAAAGGCTTCGTTGATGTTGTTGTACGCAGTGCCTGCTGCCTGTGTCATCATTTCATCAACATCTACTGTGCCTGACATAACCTTTGGGGGTACTCCAAGCGTGCCGTACCTGCCATCGTCCTGTTCAATCTGTTTGGCAAACTCAGGGTTAGCAGCCAGTTTCTTTTCATATTCCTCTTGCCGCCTAGCATTGTCGAAGTTCAAAGCATCCACTGAATCAGTGGGCCTTGTTGCAGGCGTACCTCTTATCAACTCACCTAAAAAACTAATGTTGTTAGGTTTGTAGTTTTTGCTGCTTGGCATCAGGGAGTCCTTGGAGTCATTGGAAGTTGATCAAGTTTTCTTAGAGGGTCATACTTGTTTTTCTCTTGATCGAACATCTGTTGAAACTGTTCCATGCGATACCTGTCTAACGCAGGGTTTGGCTGCTGCTGTTGTTCCATCGGCATGCCTGCTCTGCCCATGCGTTCTTCTTCTGCCATAATATTCTCGCCATCAGTCAGTCCGCTGAGTGGACTCACTCCATTCATCATTCCGGGCATAGGCATCTGAGGTCTATTCTGCTGGTACATTCTATCTCCTTGTTCCTAGTGGAAGTACTGGTATCACGCCTTGGTCTAGTGCGACAGGGCGAACACCACTGCCAACCGATGGTATCTTTTGTTTGCCTGCACGTATCGAAGCATTGACTTGCGACTGCTGCTGTCTCTGCTGTGACTCGATCTGGTTTTGCGTAAACCGATAAACGTCTGGTGGCACATGCACACGGGGGTCGAGGGACATACCCGGCATGGGTGTCCAACTCTGCTTGACATGTCTTATTATGTTACTCATCTCAATACCTTGACTACATTGCCGTTCGGGTCTTTACCAATAGCGAAACCCTGACCGCTCTGCTCATCAATGCCACTACTTACTGTCTTTATCCCACTCTGCATTGCTGATTGTACAGCAGGAACCGCTTGTTTCTGTACCATGTTTGTGGCTAGGGCAAGGGGAGTTGGTACAAACGGTGCAGCAATAGTTCCATCGTCCCTGATAAGAGACTTCATAGCCAGCAATTCCCTAGGCCCGCCGTTAGATAGTGCTGCTACACGCTCTGGGCTGTACACATCTTCCGGGTTCCCGCCTGCCGAAACATACTGGGCTTTGGTATGACTAGCCTCGTCATTCAACCTCCCATACTCAGGCCCGTATAGCGATTTGGCTAATCTGATAATGGCTGCTGTGCTTTGTTTTTCTGGATTAATCATTTCTCGCCTTGTATAAATCTCGCTTTTGTTTCTGTAATGTTCTAAGCAAGAGGTAGTCTTCTAGTTTATTGACTGGCAGATTATTCATCCGATCTTTTGGAATGTAAGTTGTAGTGTGGTTTGTGAGGAACCCACTAAGTTCATCTTCCAAGTTCCTGCTTGCTTCACTTAGTTGCCACTCAGGCGAAACGTCTTGTACTTTCATTCCGGTAAACGTGTTAAACAGTTGCTTGGCTATCCTTTGTTTCATTGGCAGGCGTTCATCTGCTAGACCGCCAAGTATGCCTGCGACACGGGGAGTAGGTATGACATCCATGATAGCCTTAGCCATAACTGGGAGGTTGCCTTGCCCGCCAAGTTTTTGGTATATCCTATCGACTGGTGCAGTTGACTCAGTTAGAGGTCGTCTTGTAAACAAATCTCTTCCTGTCATTAACTCTGCACCTGTCTGAATAAGTGGATTCGTTTGCAGCCCAACATTCTGCATCGTGCTTTGTATCGACTGGTCGTAGGTTGGCTTGAAGGAAAGTAGGGATAGTACATCAACACCCGGTACATCTAAGTCCTTGAAGAACGGAGTTGTTTCTCCTTCGCCTAACCCTAGGTACTTCAGTGCGCCACCAATCATAGGCACATCTTCAGGGATACGGACAGCAAACTGCTGACGTAGGCTTTCTGGTATGTACGTCTCTTCATCCGGTGTCTGGGCTACTCGCATGGCACGTATCATCTGTGCATAGCCACCACCCGGTTTCTCAATTAGCGATTGAACTGCATACTTTCCAATACGAGAGTTGTAACTCCACCAAGGAAATACAAACCTTTTTATAATTGCACGCTCGAAAGGTGTGAGACTACTGTAGTCAACAAGTGACGCTGTCATTCTCTGTGCCGCATACTCTGGAGATGCACCTCTTCGCATCATGGCGAGCATGCCACCGAGTCTTGCCACGCTGTCTGTGTAGTCACTTAACTTTTCTGAAACACCAAGCAAAGGGTTCCTTGTCTCTAAGGCTTGCCGCCCTTGAAAACCCATACCTCTTACCGACATGAACTCTTCCGGCGTGTATCTCTTTGGGTCGAAGAAAGGAGCCACCACTTCCATATATCCAGACACGGGGTCGGAACCCGGAACTAGTTGATTCAGTTTTCCAGAACCCGGCGATGAAGTAACGAGGTCGCTAGATGCTAAGGTTCTAAGAACACCACTCTCTGCAACATCGTCTACAAACTGCCTGCGTATTGAATCGCTAACACTGAGCCTTACCCCACCCTCAACCATTGGAGAGTTAACAAACCTTTGGTATCTAGGTATTTGTTTAAGTAATTCATCTGATTCCGCAAGGTTGTTATTTAGCAGTTGCTTGGCAGCGTAGAATCCCCAGTGTGCGTGGTACGGATTGCCTACCTCTAGATAAACAGACAGGGCATTTGAGTACATATCCCTTGTATGGCGACTCGGGAAAGCCAATAAGAGCGATTTAAATATGCCCGTGTACTGATCAAAGAAACTGATAGCCTCATCTTGAGCCTTCGGATTGGCATAGAAGTCCTTGTGCTTTAGCACTCTATTGAATGTATTCTCTCGTAAAGCCATTCGCTTGAGGTTTATTTCTTTTGTTGGATCGAAACCCATTAAGTCTCTAATCCCCTGCCTCAAGTTTTCCCTAACTATTTCTGCTGCCTCACCACGCTCATTGGTAAGCAGTTGTGTGTCTCTAGCAATTTCATCTAGTGCTTTGTCAAGTCTTTTGAATCCTCCCCCTAAAGCCTTTGTGTCAACAAATCCCTCTGGGTTTGCGCCAGTCAAACTGTATGCTTCCGGGCCGAAGGACAGGTCAACTGCATCCTCTGCTAGTTCTCCATATATCTGTGCAGCATTAGATCGAACTCGACCTTGGTTAACTACATTCCTTGCTATAGCCTGCAATGGGTGAGTCTGATATACACCAGTACCTGCTGGCAGATTTGTCTTCATCCGCTTCAGGAACCCAGCAATCTCGATAGCCTGACCTGTATCAATACTTACATTAGGATCGTTTAAACGCTTGAACCTAAACTCTGGAACTAGTTCATTGGTGTCAGGATCACGCACCATCTTCAAGGTCTGGTCGTCGTTTAAAGCACCTGTTGGCTCCCTTAAAAATTTACCCGTTGCAGGATCACGCTGTACGACTTGGGACTTCCAGTTAGTTTGTATGTTCCTTGTTGTCGAACCCGGTGCATGCTTCCTGTTTATAAAGTCTCGTATTGCTTCACCAGCCCTACGTACTGTGGCCTCATCACCAGTACCCCTAGCAAGGTCTTGTACTTCCTTTAACTCGGACGCTTCTATAAGATCAACCGTGCCGCCGGGAGTTTCGAGGTACTCTTGGCGAGGCTTCATGCTTCCTTCAAGAGTGTTGTACTCACCCCCGCCCGCAAGTTTGTTGTAGTTTCCAAAGTCTAGTTCATCATCGAACCTAGGGAAGAACTTATAACCATACTTACTGCTCTGGTATTCCAAGGGACGCAAGCCCAACTGCTGACCGAGTACGTCATTTGTTTTTCTAATCTCATCAAAACTAGTGAGGTATGAACGGAAGTCATTGCCAAGTAGTTGCGCAACACGTAAGTCGTTAGTGTTGCCTACGCCCTCATGCATCCTAATAAGGAAGTTCTTTCCATCCTTACTCAGCAAGTCATCCGTTCCCAGTATCTTCTTTGCTTCATCTGGCAGTCTGACCTTGCGTAGTTTCTCAACATGTCTCGCCGCAGCAACACTGGACTTTGCCAAGTCTTTGCTATTTCTTTGGTACTTGGAGAGTGCTGCCATTTGATCTGGGATAGATATCGCACCGCCCACACGTTGGTCAAACAATGCGGATACACCACGGGTTGCCGGGTTGTACCGTGCAAACCTACCAAGTGCATCCAGCCCTTCCACCGCAGGGTCTAATACCTTCGGGCTAAATGTAGCCATTGGAGTGAAGTAACCTAGGCCAAGCGAACCGCCTAGTTTCTGGTTCTTAACAGCATCATAAGTTGTTGGCTGTCGGAGCAAGCCCTTTGTCCCGAGATAATCTTCGACAGCCATCCTTCTTTTGACAACCTGCTCTGGCTTCAGTCCGGGCATGTTGACTAGTTCATCAAGCGTAACTTGCGACCTTGCTTTTCTTGGGCCTACTACATTGAACCTAGCGAGGTTTTTATCAGTAAGAGGAACACCCTTCTGTACTAGCCTGCTATATGCTCTCCTGCCCTGTCTGCTTAGTTGAGGCTTGAGTGCTTTGCCTCCACGCTGCATTGCCTTGATTGCAACTTCACCTGCATCGTCAAGTATGTTAGCAGCCTTTGCTGCTTTACCTGCCTTGCCAAGAGCGGAGAGCGGGCCGAACACCATGTTCAGGGGGTCGAGTGCTACCTCTGTAGCAAACCCGGCGATTGCTCTTGTGTACGGGTCAGTTGCATCCCTTACGATACCGAAGTGCCTTAGCAAATCTTCGCCACTAACTCTTGTCCTACCAGTCTGTTCTTCTCCGAACACAGACATGGGGTCGCCAACCAACGCACCACGCAGTGCTGCACCCGGTGTATCTAGTCCAGTGCCTATAGTCTCAAGCGTACTAAGGCTTTGCCTACCCATCTGCGAAAGCAGGGAGTCTACTTCTGGTTGCTCTAGGTATGGGAGTGCTGGGGTCTTGGATGAAAGGCTAGACTTGCCCGAAGCAGGGCGTGCCAGACCGGGCCTAGGCGTGCGACCAAGCACGTTACGCTGATACGAATCTATCGCTGCACTACGTGGGGGCATTATCGGTTCCTATATTTAGCCCTAGGTAATCCTCCCGCTACGGTAGTACCTTGCTTGTATTGATAACCCATAGTTGGGTTCTCAGCATCGCCGGTATCTACTTGTCTAGCAGCCATGCCTTCTTGGTAATCGAAAGGCTGGTCGTTTGTGCCAGCATCCATAATCCTGTTAGGAAGTATCTCTGTTCTTTCTGTTTGAGGTACAGTGCCTAGTGTGTCTTCATCCTGTTTAGCAGTAGGCATGTCAGTGTCAGTCTTATTAGTAAAGTCTGGTGGCTGGAGTGGCTCACCTGCTTGTGGAGGTGGAGTATCAGCCGCAGGCTTTGTTCCTTCCTCATCTAAAAGATTATTTAAATCTACATTTTTCTTCTGGGTGTCGAGTACACCGGCAGGAGTTTCTACATTGTCTAGAACTTGCGATGTTATTGGAGCGTCCTGCTTTGGCTGCTGGGTTGGGAGAGGCTGTGCTTTTTCAGGTGCTTCCTGTACTGCGGTTGGAGGAGGTGCATCCTGCACAGCCTTCGGTGCTTGTGGAGTTACACTCGGAGTCTGCGACTGACCACTGCCTTGGTTGCCCATCAGTCCTTTAAGCGCACCACCGCCCATTGCAAACAAGCCAAAAATGCCCAGCGGCATTAAGGACAACTGAATTATGAAGTCGAGGTCAAGCATTATCAGTTACCTTTTCCGGGTTCCGGCAGGTTAAGAGAACGAGGTTTGAATGTGCCGCCTCCATTAATATCTGTAAAAATTTTGTTCCTCCGTGACTCTAGGCCAGCGAGAGGATCAGGGGCGGGTCTGCCTCCTCCACCTCCTCCGCTACGACCTCCCATCAGGCCAAGTATTCTTTTGATTAGAGTCGGTGTTATCAGTGGCATAGTTAAACTCCTTTAGTTACCCATTGCCGGGAACTCATCTATACTTCCTTGATTCCCCATGAAGGCTCCTGTGCCTAGGTCGGGAAGATATGGGACAGACTGACTTACTCGTTGTGTGTTTAGGCTTTGTAGGTAGTTAGTGACTCTTGCTTGGATAACAGCCTTTACATCCTGCGACTGCTGGAGCAACTCTCCTGCTGTTTGCAAATCGCCAGCATCTTTTGCTTGTGCCGCCATCATGGTGTAATACTTCGCTGTTGCTTTCTCAATCACAGGGTTAATCCTAGCGACCATAGAGGGAAGGAAGTCAGGATCGCCTACATTTTGCTGCTGACTTTCTTCCAAACCGCCAATAATTCCCGGTAATTTTCCATCGATAAATTCATCAACGACCCGTCCAATATCTTGTTTCGCTAACTCTACGTCTGTCATGTCACTGCTACTAGCACGAACTGCAAATGTTTCATCCAAGAGATTTGGCAGAGTACTCATCACTACTTCAAGTTCAAGGCCAGCGAATATATCGTCCACATCCATTCTTGCTTGCTGTAGTAAAGTTGGGTCAATTTGCCGACGCATCATACTTGTTTGTGGATCGCTTGATCCAGCAGCAGCGGCCTCTTGAACCATTACATCAGTGGCATTTGGGGCTAACTGTCGTACAAAACTGTCAAAGAAACGTCTTTTAAGATTTGCTACCTGACCCGGCTCATTGTTTTTCATATGCAGGGCTGCTTGGGCTAAGGTTGTATCTTGCAATTCTGCATTAAACTCCGCAAGGCTTTCTGTAACCTGCTTAGTTTGAGCCTCTATCTGTCCTGTCTCTGCATCCAACTTGCGTGTTTCTGCCGCCAACTTATCACGTTTAAAGGGTGCTTCTTCAAGAGCAAGTTGTTCTTCAGTCCGAGCCTGAGATGTTTGTGCGCCAAACAGTCCCTGTTGCGCCCTGCTAGTTTCAAGGTCTTGGGCTAGTCTTCTTTGAGAATCAATGAACTGCTGTGCCGCTATCGCCATCTTCTGTTTGTAAGCGGGAGACTGCTGCTCAAGTGAGTTGTAATGATCGAGATAAACAATACCCCCTTGCAGTTGCGACTTGTCATTGATCGCCTGCGTAAGAAGATTCTGGGCATGTCTAATCTGAGGAGCCAGTACTTCCATAGCAGCAACAGACTGTTGTGTCCTTGCCATCGAATCCAATTCTTGAAGTCGTGCGAAAGACTTATTTAAAAAATCAGTGTAACCAACAATTTCTTCTGCCCGGTAGTTAATTATCCGGTCAGTGACAGACCTTATTATTAATCCATCGCCGGGTTGCTCTGGGGTATTCCGAGCAATTTCAGAAGCCTCTTCTGGACTTAACTCTTTGGCTGCCTCGGCTATCTCCGGTGATGCTTGTGGAGTCACGGCATCGGCAGGAAACAATAGTGGATCGTCTAAACTGGTAGGGTCGATCATACCTTCAGTGTTGCCGGGTACAGAGTCCTCGGTATCTACGACCTCTGGCTCTGCTGCCGTTAACTCTGGCTGTGGCTTTTGCGGTGCTGGCTCATCAATGATAGTAGTGGCTTCAGTCTGACCGGGTACAGCCCCGAATGTAGGGAATGGTATAGGTTCGGGCATTGGCTCAGAAGCCTGCGGAGTGCCTCTTGTCATCCCGGTAACAACCCTTGAATTTCTTGGGAAGCAGCCTTCGGGTGTGCATACCCTTCCAGCAGTTTGCTGTACTTCACCACCCTCGCCAGTACCTTCGGTAGTCTGTACTGGTGCAGGCCCACTACTGCCGCCAAGTAATCGAAATGGGCTTCCAGAAAGATCGGCAGAATCCATAGGAAGTGGCTGTGTGTCAACAACTGCTGTGTCTGTTGTTACCGCATTTCTGCCGCCCACAGGAAACTGCTGGTCGTAATACTCCTCAGTCTGACGGCGTATGCCAGAACGTGGGTTTGGTTTCTTTTTTGCCATTAATATTATCTCCTGTACCTATATATGGTATCAAACTTGGCATCCCGTCATTCCACAGGAATGTATCTAGTCAGTTGTTCTGATGAACCAACCCCGTCATCGTCGCGGGCAGCCCACCATTCGTCCACCCCCGGCTGTGGCTTTACCCACTCTAACAGCCCGTCATCCCTAGTCCGGCAGGGTTTCCCGATCTCAGGCCAATCTAAATACTTGAGTCGCGTGGTGTACTGCCTCTTTGCAGGCAGTCCGTGCCATCTGTGAAATATATTGAGATTCCTCGGAACTCCTGCCTTGAAGTCCATTGACTGTATGTTGGCTTTATAGTCGATGTAATCTGGAGACAGGAAGTGGTTCGCTAGATTCTTCCAGTGCGAGCGTATGTCAGGGTGTATGCCAGACTCAGGGTCATTCAAAGCCTTGAGACTGAATTGCAGGACGTACTCGACTTGCTTCTGTGGAGTGTGTGCAACACAGAACATATGGTCGCCTTCCCCCATGACCCCGTGTTCGTAGAATCCTCCGATTGCATCGAAGTGCTTGCGAGTCATAGCAAAGCCAAAGCCGGGGTGATACGTTTCGGATACTGGTGCGCCACCGTTCAGGATGGCATTGAACCACGATGGCTTTCTTACTGTAGGATTAACTTCGCCGCTCCTCATCTCCCAGTTGGCAACGTCGAATGGCTGCACAACATCGTACTCGTCTAACGAACTGCATATTATGTCAAGCCAGTTCGGGTCTTTGTAGTACAGGTCAGCGTCTATAAAAAGTAACTTGTCTGCGATAGCGTGTGCTGCCGCTAGGTTCCACAGGTTTTCTTTGAAGAACACTTTATCTTCGCTCTCGAACACAAGTGAGGTAGCAGCACCAACTGTCGGCACTGGGTCTTGCCCTTCCCTTACGACCTGTGCCACACACACCTCAAGGTCATGACCGTGACCAAGAAGAAAGTCTAGGGTGGATTGGAAATGCTTCTTAGGCAACTGTGCATCAACAGGAGAGAAAGCAGCAAGTACTACTGAGAGTTTCATGGAGCGTACCAATCCTGATGATTAAAGGAATGGGGCCACGAAGTATCTTCGGGTAGGTCTATTCGTAAGAACTCACACAGTTTAGCCATGTTTGTTTTTGCACCAGCAACTGTGTCTAGCATTAGCAGGCGACGCGACCTATCAGCAAAGTACTTGAACACATCGTCGTAGTGTCGCCTAACCTGCCAAAGTTTTTTTAGATAGTGCGGACTGTTTCCACTGAACCCCATCTTCATGCACATCCTGCACCAACTCTGTGCAATATCATCAGGGTTTCTATACGTCAGTATAAATAGACTGTCTGGATTCTGTTCGTCTAGTTCCTTGAAGTACTGGCTGACGGGCCAATCTGATATGCACTGGTGCGGCACTCCATCAAGAATGTCCCTGCCCTCTGTATGATTTATGTGCATGTGCCTAGAAAACCAATCGTCTTTTTTATGTATGTCACGTTTGTAGTGACCGTCCGAACCAAGATGGATTGAGTCTAGACCCAGCCTGTGTAACGCATCATTAAGAGAATGCGTACCGCTCTTAGAAGGCCCGATGCCAAACAGTTTATTAAACTCTCTCATGTGCCACTTGGTGGTGGGTACGAAGTTGTGAACGTAGTCTTGACGCTAGTCACAGCCGTGTTGGTGGTGGCAGCGTCAATGTCGATTGCTGCTTTATTCCTTGCTTCCACAAGAGTTTGGTTGGTGCTGATTAGTCCAGCACAAACATACTTGAGTTCTGCTAATGATAGAGTGACGCTCGTACCAGCAGCGTCCTTAATAGTCGCACCAGTGTTGGCGTTCTGTGCTACCAGCAGAACCTGTGCTAGATACCCGCGAGTTTCGTCGTCATACTTTAGGCTGACGTTTGCCCCACCGCTACTCTTTGGGAAGTTAGTTGCGTCTTGCTGCCTAGCCGATGTGTCTGCTTCAATTTCGCTTTTCTTGTCATCCTTGTGTCTTTGCAATGCAGAGGTGTTGAGGTCTCCCGTAAGATTAACCGCAGCGTAAGAGGCTTGCAGGCTACCACTCACACTGGCGGCATTCCCAAGTTGAACCCTCTGGTTAAACGCAGGGGTAATGTCGGACTCTGCATTAGTTATCGTGCATTCAGCATAGCCTACCGCAGAAACAATTGACGCTACGTCTGATAGCGTTGTTAATTCTTCTGGAGGAAACGAATACTGAGTTGCTATGTTTCGTAACTCATCAAGTACGACTGGAGGGCTACCAGCCTGTGCAATATATGTTGGCATTATTCAAACTCCTGTTGAATCACAAAACGCTTGCCCGCTTCTATTGGGCTTAAATCAAAGTTTACTATTCGTGGTGATGCAGTGTTATATGCGGTAGTTAAGAAGTGACTGCCTACCATTCTTGGGTGCGAGTATTGATACCACGTAGCCCCGCTGTATGACGAACCTCGAATATCTGATGGAAGGGTGCGTTGTCTTAGGAAATCAGTTTCGTATTGATCGTCAGCCCAGTACTGCAACTGCGAGCGATTTCCAACTCTTCTGCTGTAATAAAAGTCGGACGCACCTTGTCTGTTCCACCCCGTCAAACCCCTGTACGCATCCCATATCCTGTACGTCTGCCCGTCAAATACACTGCTTCCTTTAACCAAAGTACACACGGGCTGAGTTATCACATACCTATTTCCCCACCTTCTTGTTAAAGTCCAACTATTAGCAAACCGATTGCCACCTGTTGCAGTAGTAATGTCCGCAGCGTCAGTTGTAGTAGGGTAGTACCATCTCGCCATTTCTGTGTGGTATGAACGGCCACTACTTTTGTAGTAATTTAAACTCTTATGCCGCCTCATATCTTCCTGACCGCCCGTAGCAAGAATGAAGTCTGGATGTATAGGCATGCCTGCCTTAACTTTTATCTCAATACAATCAATCATCGTTCCGGCAGGTACGACAAGTTTTCCGGCTTCGCCATAATCTGTGACTGTCGCAGTCAAGTTGGCAGCAGGTTCATGCGAAGTAGCCGGTTGGTACGATGGCATCTGATGAAACCCTTGGGCTGCGGTCTGCTTCCGGGTAAACACAGTCACAGTAAAAGTTGAGGCAGGTCTTGAGCGACCCAGTCCGGGCCTTGTAATTAAGCCGGGGTTGCGATCTGCGAATTGAACACGCCTTTTACGCTCGCCCTCTGCTGCTATCAAACCTGTTTGTATACCAATCATGCCGCCTCCTAGAAGTTTTGACCACCGACATGACCGAGCCATGTACTTCCGTTGTCTAAGGACAAGAAGGTAAATGTATCTGTTTTACCACCAGTGTTAGTTAGCGTAGGAGCCGTGCCTCCGGGCCACTTGAAAGAAGAAGGCCACTGGACAATGGCAGTGGTTGTTCCGCTTCCGGGGTACTTAATGACTAGCGTGAAAGAGCAAGAAATCCCAGAGGTTGAAGGTATGTTAAGGAGTATTACCGACTGTATTCCAGAAGAAGCACAAGTCCAACTATGTATCTTGTTGCCGTCTGCAAGATTTATGACTACGCCGCCACCAGAGGAACTGGTAAAGGAATCTGGGTTGTAGTTTTCAAAAACACTATTGCCCGAGTCGTACCTAAGCAAAGAGTTGTCGCTTGGCGTTCCGGTAATAGTGACATCGTTAAGGCCATTAAGACTAGACGCACCACCGCCGCCACCACTAGGTGTAGCCGGACTCCAAGCCGATCCACTCCATTGCAGCGTTTGCCCTGACGTAGCACCTCCCTGTGCGATCTCGCTAAGTGGCAGCCCTTGAGTGATTGCTACAGCACCATTGAGTGTGGTCGTCACATTACCAATGGTAACCCCACCGCTTCCAATTGATATTTTATTCGCACCACCATGCACAAGATTTAAATTGTTGCTTGTGTATGACAGTCCAGTATCTGTGTCGCTAGTAAAACACAGCGATGGGGCATTTTGAGTGCCGTCCGGTATGCGGGTTTGGTTTGTAAATGTAGTGACTTGTGCTGCAATTGTGATCTTTGCTGTACCATCAAAACTAAATGCTAACCCGGAGTCGTAGGATATCCCTGTATTAGTATTGCCAATAAAACAAATAGTAGGACTGCTGGCACTACCGTCTGATAATCGTATGTCACTGCCAGTGGATATCTCAAAGCGACTGTTGTTGGTGAGGTACATACGATTGCGAAAGTATGACCTACCATCGAACCTGTTGTAGTCAGCATCGCCATCTTGGAATATTGCGTATCTGTTATCGATACCGTCTGGCGAAGTTCCGTAAGTCGCTGAAGCACCCGTTGCCATAGAGTCAATATAAAGTGCGGCAACAGTTGTAACATTACCCGTTGAACTTGTGGGTATGTCTACATTAACACGAACGCCGTAAACATTACTCCACGTTCCTGTAGCACTTTGATGGTAGTTATGGAAATAGCCTGCGGCAGAAGTTGTTCCGTCTGCACCCTGCGAGTTCATATATGACTTAAAGCCTGCAACATCATTTGATGATGTGCCTCCTTGTGCTACGCAATAGAACTCACCACCAATCGCTTCGTTTGCCATTGAAGAAGAAGTGTTATAGATGTTGTACCCAAACAAGGAACTTCTTCTTGAGTTACCATTCAACTCTAGAAGTGCTGCTCTAGCACCGTTGTATATGGTCGGCCTACCGTTACCGATGTGTGACTTGTAACCAAACTCTGCAACGTGATTGTGTGCCGCAGCGATTGCGAAACCATAGCCAGCATTGTTACCACCATTGACCATGCTGGACGGCGTGTACCATCCAGTACCATCAACAGTCCCGTCAATTTCAAACGCTGGGTCGGTAGCACTTCCGTTGGTGTCAGCAATATACCTATCGGAATACGTGATGCCCTTAGTCTCAGTATCACCTTCAACTAATAGTTTGCGATTGTCTGGGTTATAGCCATTCGTGGTGCTAGCACCAATGATCACATCTCCTGAACCACCAAGGGCGTAGCACAAGAAAACGTCATCGCCAACATAGTGATTAAGACTTAGATGCCCACCGGCAGAGTCAATGACCATGTAGCCAGAATTACCAGTGTCAGCCTTAATTGTTGGCTGACCGGCATTTCTGTGGAACGTAGATGCGTTAGCGTTAAAGTTGACTCGGTTATTCCCCCCAGAAGATATACCTACTTGGTTGGCGGCAGGGAAATAAATGCCGGTATTCCCATCGCTGGTTCTTCCGTATGCAGTAGAATCTTTAGTTCCATCGGTGTTTGATCTGTACACAGGTGCGTAAACCGCACCTGCGGTTACTTCGAGTGCCTGACTCGTTATGAGTACCTGCTTACTGCCAGCACACGAAACAGCCATCTGATCATTAGCAGGGAAGTAGATGCCAGTATTGCTGTCGCCTTCCACTGAAATTTTTGGCGCAGTAGGTGTGTTACCTTGAGCGACATAAAGTTCTGTGTTAAAGAATTGATCGCAGTAGTGCCTCGTGAGATTAGAGGAAGCGTACTGCACCATGAGGTTGTCGTTGGCGTAGAGTTTTAGATTGATCGCACCTTTTGTGCCGACATTCATATTACTGGTGGTGATACCCATGCCAGCATAAGTCGATCCGCTTGTGTATAGTCGGATATAATCAAAGTCGGTTGCGTTAGCAGAGAATCCTGCCCCTTGCGCACCAAAGTCAATTTTTCTTTTGTTCGTTCCATCCCTGCTAAAAGCAACATCGCCAGTAAACGTGCCGCCAGCAAGCGGCATCTTGGTTGCAATGCTATTAGTGACTGTTGTGCTAAATGAAGCGTCGTCACCAAGTGCAGCGGCTAATTCATTAAGGGTGTCTAATGCACCGGGGGCTGAGTCTATTACGTTGTTTATTGCGGTAGTAATGTCAGATGTAGTTGCGTAAGTTCCCGCTACCTGTGCGCCAATGGCTGATCGGGCATCTGCTTCAGTCGCACTGTCAAGTAAATCTCTGCCGATAGGCTTGCAAGTAATTTCTAGAATTTCCCCGCCAGTTACCGAACCGAGTAGTCTATTAGCACTAACATCTTGCATCTTGGCAAACGTAACAGCATCGTCTGCAAGTTTTGCAGTAGATACAGCACCGTTTATAATTTTGTCTTGGTTAACAGCACCATCTTGCAACTTTGCTGTAGACACACTGTTGTCTGTAGGGACACGCTCATCACTCAAGCGTGCATCAGTGGTGTCAATCTTGGTGAATCTATCTTCTCGCCAAGGCTACCAGTAGGATAATTACCCATAGGCAGGGAGCCTACAGCGGCATAGGGAACGTAGGTTTCAGTAAACCTGCCCTCGTTGTTACGGACTAATGTTTTACCGTCAGGGCCAATTGGTGCGGTACGAACGTATCAACGTCGGCAAGGTCGCTCAAGCCTTTGGGTTACATACCCTAACGCATTGTAATGAGTTACGCCGTCACCAATTTTAATTTTCTGAAACCCGTCAGATCTGTTCTTCAATAATCAACTGACCGTCTAACGGTATTTCGTTAGCGGCTGTCTAATTGTGCTTTAGTCCCTCGTCGCTGCTGGACAAATGGCATTATTCTTCCTCAACATTGTTTCTTCGTAGTGAGTACTCAACAGATAGTTCTGCACGGTGCTGCCCATACTCCAGCATGAGTGCGGTCAGTTCTTCTATAGACAGTGCGTGAGGCTCTCCGTCTCTGGAGATTACAGGGGGTATGTCTAGGTCTAGTGCGGCTGCTTCTTTTGCAAGAACAAAGTTGCCAGTTAGTAATGTGACATCGCTATCCGTGAGACCAAGTTTAATACCTTCACTGCTTTCAAAACCCAGTGCAACTTGTTCAGCGAACCATTCGTCGGCTTCCCGTTGTGCGACAATCGCATCACACTCTGCAAGTTTTGCCTCGTTCAATGTAAACCTACTCATCTTCCTCGACCTCCGGTTCTGGTTCTGGATCAATTAGTCCTTCGGCAAGTGCTTTCTCACGTAACTCTTCAGGCAACTCTTGCTCAGGCTCGTCGTCAAATTCAAAAGAAAAGTATGTCCCATCTTCCTCGGCCTCCTTGCAGGCCAAGAAGACATAAGAACCAAGCCCACGCCCATCTGCGTGCGTGTCAAAGTCAACCTCTATGGCGGATTGATACTTCACTTCTGGAAGTTCGTGCCGAGGTACGATAATAAACCGCATTCCGAAATCCACATCTTTCTGTGCGATCTCTGCCACGGTGTACTCTGACGTTTTAGAAGGATGCATAACCCCGCAAGAGCCATCTTCCTTTTCGTATATTATTGAACTGTCCATTGTTACCTCATTGTTTGTACGTGAACCTGTGCGTTGGTTGGAATAGCAGCCCCATTATGACCGCAAACTTTAAATGTTACTTTATCCACGCTCTTGGTTACCTCGTATCCGATTACGCAATTACCCGTGTTGGCAGAGCCGCCAATCTGAACAGTGTAGTTTACGTCAGGGTACGGCTTCTCGAAGTGACAGGTGAATAAAGCACTAACACCCGTATTTGTTTGCTCAAGAGTTGTGAATCCACGCATCTTCTGAATTGACAAGTCAACAGTTCTATCAATAGGCGTTGCAGTGATTCTCTTAATCATTGTCCTGTTACCAGAACTTGCCCGCTGACTAGTAAAGTTAGATGGATTGGTGGGGAAGTTTGCGCCAAGGTTGATGAGTGCGTTATCCCACCAAGAGACATAAGCGTGCGTTTGGTGAATCGCTAGACTGTTAGGGTCGTACCCCATTTGCTCCAGTCGCTTCTGCATCAGGAATATATTTCCCGATCCCGTGGTAGTTATAGTACTTGTAGATGAGTCACCGTTCACGGGATATGTACCACTATTCCATTGTCCAAAGCCACCTGCATACCGAATGTTTGGCCCGTGGTGAATTGTTCCGATTAAAGTACTGGCACGCCGTGATGCAGGTAGACCAAGGAAGATACCTACGTTTGTTCCACTACTGCCCGAGTCATAGGCAGTGGCTGATGCTGCCTCTGGAGTGAACACTGCATAAGCATTAGAGCCAATGAACTGAAGCATTCGTGCATTTTGCAGTGTACGGTTAGGGACTGTGTCGCCATCTTCTGTGACTAGGTCTGTGGCACTGTCATCAATTGGCTGACCACTTGCGTTTACAGCCTGCTGCTGAAGCACACGTAGTTCCCGATTGGGAGTCAGAGAGAGGACTCTTTGATCAAGGCACGAGAAATTAATCTCTCCACTATCCTCAGAGCCACCAAACATGCCCGTCGTCAAGTCACCAGCAAATGTAGACACTCCATCTACATTGGCGTACATGCCAAACGTGTAAGTAGGCCGTATCTGGTAATCGGTTGTTGATACTGGATTGGCTGGATCAGTATTGTCGATGACAGTAACAGCCTTAATGCCACCAAACGGGACTGTTACAGGCCCGGTAAAGTTTGGTGAAACGCCCATTGCCGCAAACCATTCTGCTGCTGATGGGAGTTTGAAAAGAACCTGTGCTGTGTAGTCAGATATTTCTGCCTCTGTACCTACATATCTACCTGAAGAATTTGTTGATGCTGTCGAACTTGCATATGCAATTTTTTTGGAAGTACTGAAGCCAGTCTTCTCTGCCGTTACTGCACCCGGAGCAAGAGTTGACTCAGTGACAGTTCCAGCACCCGGCCCTAAGTCCATGACCTTCTGCAAATCAGCCTTTACTGTCTGTGTGCCTGAAGCATCGACGACAGGTATAAGGTCTGTTGCTTGTAATGAAGAAACTGCTGGTAATGCTGTTATCTTTACTGCGTTGTCTGACACTGGTAACTCCTATTAGCCTTTAAGGTAAACTTTGCAGGTTACTGTTTTTGACGATGGTGCTGTGGCGGCGACTGTGTTCGCACCAAACAACTCCTTCGGTAACTCATAACATCTGTTAGGTTGAACGGTAATTGTGATCGCTGAATTGGAAGCGTTGTACAATCCATAGTTCTCGGAAGAATCCGAGGCAGGCTTTGCGTAAAAGGTTAGCACCTGTGCAGCACTGCTTGTTGTTGCGGAAACTGCAAGAACTGCACCTGAGTATTTGCCATAAGCAAAGTTTGCTGTGGTGCTAGTCGAGTCAGTAAAGGTTAGTGCTGACGTACTGTTATATGATCGTGCGGTTTCCATTTATCTCTTGGCTCCTTGTTTAGGTGGTTGCGTTATGACCGCATTGTCTTCAGGAAAAATTAATGGGTCATCTTGTGGCAATTGCATGCTTTGCGGTACGTCTGGGAGACCTTGTTGTGGCGCAGCGGGCGCAGTGTATAGCCCATCTCTTTTCAGCCTGTCCATCCTTCTGTTAACCATTCTGTCCATAGCAGCATCACCGGGGCTTTTAAGTTCTTCAGCAGCCTGCTCTTGTGCCTGCTCTACCTCGGCGGGTCTGGTTCTAATGAACCTGTCGCCTGCTGCTGCGGCTGCTCCTCCAATAAGCATTGTCTTTAAATATGGTATCCCAAGCGGGTGCTTTTTAGGTGGTTCTTCACCTGTGCCTTTGGGGTTTCCGTCATCCTCTAACTCACCTCCACCACCTTCACCGTCATCCTCTAACTTACCCCCACCACCTTCACTGCCATCACCTTTCTTAGGTGCTGGGCCATCTGCTGCTTTACCGAAGATAGGGGGATTATTCCGAGACTTCTCATATTCATCTATGTCTTCTAGGAATTTATCAAAGTCCTTCTTTTCCATATCTTCATATAGTATTGGCCCTCTACCTGTATCAGCAGTTGCCTGTCTTATATAGTCCTGTTGATCAGGAGTCATCTTGTCAAATTGTCTTTTACCATATGCTGCCTTCGCCCCCCCAGTCGCCTTCTTGCTAGTGCTTGCGCCTTTGGCTGCCACCTTAACTTTCTCGCCACGTATCGCTTTGCTGAATGCATCAGTAAATGAAAGGCCATTATCCTTGTGAGACTTCAGTAGGTCTTTAAATTGTTTTCGTTTTGCAACACCATTTTCAATCGTAGGAAGAGTAGCGTCTGCTCCTCGCCTTGCCTTACTGGTAAAACTTGCCGCTACTAAGTCTTCGAGTTTTCTTCCAGTCTCACCTGTCAGAACACCTTTATACTTTGAGGAATTTAGCAATCGCGCAACACTACTGTTGCCCTTCCCTCCCTGACCAGTAAAGGCTGATGCTAACTCGTCTGCTAGTTTCTGAATCTTAGGTTCTGCCATGTTATTTCATTAACGATCTGAGGGGTGATACTTTATCCATTTTGCTCATTGCCGGTCGTCCGGCTTCCATTCCCATATCCATTCCAGCCTGTGGAGGCATCTCTTGAAAGTCACTTAATCCAGCAAGGGGTGTACCCTGCGGCTGCTGATCAATGATTAGTTCCGGCGAGTTCTCTAATGCACTAAATGCTTCTGGATTCCCAGCCCGCTCCATAATCATGGATCGCAACTGAGGACTGGCTATCTGAAGTGCCGCTGCCATTCCACCTATTACAGTAGGAACATCACCGCTGACAGGGTTGTTTTCCCTATCGTGAAGCATGACTTGTTCTGCAATGGCATCAACAGAAGGGGTTGGGCCACCTTCCTCTAACTCACGCTCTGCTTGTAAAATTAAGTCAGCAAACTCTTCAGCCTGTTTCATGACAGCATCTTGCGATGCACCGGGCATAACTTCGCTAGACATGTTGCCTTGTTGGTCAATCATGTCTACAGGCTGTCTTATGCCCTGCTCCATTCCATCAGGTATTGATAGATTTCCTAATACATCTCTTGGATTCATTTTTTCTTAGGAGGCTTCTTTTTGCCTTCGTCCTTTTGTTTAGACTTTATCTTGTCAATAGACTCGTCTGACATATCCTCGTCATCCATCTCTACTTCTTTAGAAGAACCACGTTGCTCTTCCACAAGATCGGCTAACTTTTCACGTTCTTCATCCTGCTCTTCATCGGCAGAATCTTTTTCAGATCGCTCCTCACCCCGTTTGTGCCTTGGCTTTTGCTTGTCTAACTCTTCCCCGATTACTTCTTCGAGCATTTCAATAAGGCCACCTTTGGTGATCTGCGATAACTTTACATTCTTGCCACCATTTATAACTGACATGCTTTATTCCTTATATGAGTCCACCAAGTATTGTTGTTTTACGTCTTTCAGCAGCCATTGCTTCCTTGGTTCTTCTTTCGATATCACCAAGTCTTACGTCAGCAGTACGTTTGTACGATGCCATCCGCTCTCGATTCTGAGTTTGATCTCGGTCAAGCAATAAGTCCTGAACCCAACCACGTTCTCCAGCAAGCCGTTCTTGAAACTGTAGATCAGCAGATGTTGAGTCCGCCATCTTGTTGAACATGTCTTGCTGTGCTTGGGCGTATGCCTTACCTGCTGCCGTATCGCCCTGTATCCCGGCACGATAAGCAGCCATCTCGCCACCGGCCTGAATGCCCCGTCCCTGCTGCCCTTCAAACTGTCGGGTGTCTCCCTGAAAGGCTGCCTGAGCCATCGACTGATTTCGTGCTGTATCAAACAGTCTTTCGTTTTGTTTGATAGGCCCAGAGAATGTGGTAGCAAAAGTATTGTTAGACCGATACTGTGTCGGTGCGCTACCTGCTGGCTTAGACTGTCCCGGTGAAGCAAACATTTAAATCATGCTCCCTAAGAATGACAGTATCATTGCGGTACGCTTCGCTTGTTCATCTTTCTTTACTGTCTCAAAAGATTGGAACATGTCTTTAACACCTTCGGACATTCGCGTCCTTGTGTCTTCATCGAAGATAGCCTTGAACACATCCATGTTGTACCTGTCCATGTTATTGCCCTTTTGCTGACGCAGGTCTTCAGCACGGGACTTTTCGGCTTGCTTCTGGTAGTCAGTGCCGTATTTATCAGCAGCCATCTTTACTGTCTGCTCAGATGTGTCTGCTACTGCATCAGCAAACGCTTCCCTTGACATGCCACCAGCACCCTTAAATCCTCGAAACTTAGGTACAGGTCGTTTGACTTCAGATATTCTTTTTAGTTGGGCCATATCCAACGGGGCGGAAGTGTCAATAATAGATTGATATCCGCCGGGAGGAGCCTTGATATCTTTTGGCCCGATAGTTGGAAACCGTGGATTCTCATAGCCAGCCTGCGGCCCCCTGCCTAATGGTTTAGGAGAGGCGGGCCTGCCACCGCTATGGGTTGTCCACCCTCCAATTACCTGATCAGACATCGATGCCATGATTAACCTATTACTGTATTGTTGGTATAATCCACGAAGTAGTACCGCTTCTCCAACTCGTATGGGAAGCAGTAGAGAATCCGGTCAGCCTTGCTAGCGGGCCTTTTAATCTAATGCGTATAATCGTTCGACCCTCTTCTTCAACAACTTCCGCTTCTATCAATCTATTTGGTGTGCATTCGACAATAATCGGCACACTTTCTACTTTTCCTGTACTTTTATTAAGACGGGCATGCTCGCCTTCTTTTTCCTGTACATCTAGTGTAACTTCTGACTGTGCTACTTCTCCATCCGTTTTTCTGTCCGATTGCAGGTACTTGCCTCCTTTAACAGAGGGGATACTTAACGTCGGATTTGCCGTGGCAGGCTGGCTTCCCTCGTATGGATGCTTCAAATCCCTTGGGTTAAACTGTGATGCTGTGCTTTTGAGGCGGCTCCTGAACCCATCCCCAGAAGCCTCGTCTAGATTAGTCAGCACATATCTCCTAGTATCACTGTCTATTAGCCGCATACGCTGTGTTGGTGTGGCATCTTCAGTCTGTCTAGACTGGTAGGTTCTTCCTGTATTAGCGTTGCCGATAGCATTGCTCAGTATCTTTGCTGCTGCCGCAGGAATCCCTCCATCTATAAGACTGGCTTCCAAAGCGTCTCGGTTACTCATTCTTCAATCACTCCTTCAATAACTATTTGATGCAATACGCATGGGAGTGGTGGATTGACAGTTGTATCTGCTTTGAAGAAGTTCGTTCGTTCCCACTGGCTTCCACGAGAAGGAAGCCCAAAAAGTTCAACTTGTATGTGTTGGTCTGTCCCGGTCATGTCTGCGTTGGATCGACTTGCGAACTTGGCTTTGGCAACCCCTGTAGCGAACCCAAGGCTAGAGGCTTCTCTATTCATGTTCAGTATGGTGGATGCACTGTCTTGGGAATGCACAAAGGCTCCCGGCCCCCCTCGTTCTCTTCGCATTTCGTTTGACCTAGGCTCTGTCCAGCCGTTATACCGTTCCAGTAAGGCAATATCCTTATCACCATACGTAGGTGTGTATATCAAAGAGAATGATCTGTCGATCTGCTTATCAGCACCTTTCATAATATCTTCGTTCACAACCTGCATGTGACCAGTCTGCATTCTAAACGGAACGCTAGTCTTTGATGGCTTAACAAATCGGACAATAATATTTGATCCACCTTCTTCTAGCCAAGCATTTGGAGTTCCTGCATCTACCTGAACAGGGAACACTTGGTAAGCAAACGTCAGTACTGTAGATGCTGTTGCGTCAACGTAGTCCTCATTCACGACATCTACCAATACCTGCTCTCCATTAACTGTATGCGTTTCTTGAGTTATAAATGTTGGGACATCCAGAAACACGATGTTTGTTTTAGTTTCTTGATGTGAAGGGTCGGCATGATGTGTATGTTCTAGAACCGCTTGCACCGTAGTGCCAGTAGGCACGCCTGTTCCGGTGACTAGTTCCCCAGAGTCGAGTGCTTCTATCGTGCCGACATGGAATCGTTTCGCTGGGCATAACCCTATCATACTGAATCGAAGGTATATATCATTGAATGAAGAAGTTGGTATGTTGATTGGCCTAGTTGTGGTGATGACATTTCCATTAATCGCCGCAACCTGCGTGTGGAATGTAAAGTGAAGCGTTACGTCCTGTGGTACACCGGGATTTACATTCACGCTCCCATAGAAAGTGCTACCACTTATTATTTGCTCTAGTCCCAACTCTCCAGTAATTCTTGACTCAGGAATGTTTACTGCTTGGTTAAGGGTAAGCACGTTCCCGTTAATAGCCGTGACCGAAGGTCATTGCAGGAACCCCAGGATTCCCAGAAACTATACTTCCAATAAAAATATTGGTTGTGCTTTCTACTGTGATCTGGTTTGTGTTACAGTGCTTCTGCCGCTAGCCTTGTGCGATGTAGTGATGGCACTCCAGTGCTTCCAGAAATAACACTATTTACTCTTAATCCCAGATGCATCATCAACAGTAATTGTGTACGGCAACGCATTGCCGTCGTCGTCTACTCTGGCCTACTGTGTTAATGCAGGCATTGTAAGTTTAGCGACAATATGTTAAGTAACTGAGTTGATGTGTAGTTTCACGTTTGGAACAGTCACTTCTGGCAGGGTACTATCTCAGACCTTGGATGACCATCCTAAGTATTGAGACATCTGTTCCATCGCTGTGCTTTAGGTATACATTATTTCTGTCTATCCGAAGAGACGTATGAATTTAACGGAATGAAGTCACCTATAGCCTCCATGCCTATCTCTACTGCCGGGGGCTGTGTTCGTATTGTACGATGAACCGTATCTGCTTCAGCACCCCAGTCATCCCCCAGAACACCTCCTGCAACCCAAGTACTTGTGCCAGAGTGGTATGACCAACTCAATCCATGTATATCTTTATACATATCCCCATTGCTGGGGTTTTCGTATTGTGTTCCCGGTGGCCCTGCAACCCGATTGCCTGTGTCTATCCCGATGATTGTCGGGGGGTCATCTTGTGAATACAGAGGAGCGTACAGGTGTCCCTTGTATGTCTGTTCTATTTCTAGTAAGAACCCTGCTTCATTTGTAATATGATCATGGTAGTCAGGTTCTAATGCGTCTACTTTGCCAGATTCTATGCGAACAAATGGTTGGCCTGCTGTAACAGTAGCGAACTTTCTGACTTCCGGCATGACTTCCCAGTCCGCCTCGGCCTTAGCCTGTATGCCGCCGGGATCGGGTGGGCCTATTTCCAGCCGGACTGGAGCGTATTCAGCACCCTGTATGTACTTGCCGTCATGCCCTGCTATTGCGTCACCTGATTCGGTAAGCAAGTTAATGCCGTAGTCGGTGTCCCAGCCAGCGTTCTCAATTATTACATCTACTAGTTGTCCTTGGGAAACAACACCCTGAACCTTTGCACCTTTAGAGTTAGGAACTGTAATAGTAGGTGCTTCCCTATATCCACTGCCCACCAACAGATACCGAAGTGCCTGTAAGACAGGCGTTTGGCTCATCACCATCGCCATCGTACTCATACAAGTTTCCATCAACACTTCCCATGATGATGGTGTTGATACGCTGTTTATCTGGCCTTCCAGTGCAAGCCGCAGTCATGCTGTTTGGGTAACTCTCAGTCCACCAACTCTGTGCCTGTATGTCGTAGCACAAAGCCATTGCCGGTGTGTCAGTGGCCTGTTCATGCGTTGTGCAGAAAAACCGAAGGATATGAGTCCGTGGATCAGACTGTAAAAAGAATGTTTCTCTCTTAGAGAAGTCTATTATCTCTCCAACAAAGTAATCTCTTACAGGAAGACTTATGTCCGTAACTTCACCATTACTCGACATGGCATATATTCCAGACTCATCAGCTGAGTACAAAATATTTTCGTGAATATCCCAGCACCTCTGGTGCAACGTGCCTCTATGACTCATCATTTGAATTGATGCGTCGAGTGCAGGGTCAGAGTTGTAAGTTACGCTATATGTATGAGTGTGCTGCACTGCCAGCAGCATTGACCCAAAAGGAACAAGTGCAGTAAGGACATCATTTGATTTCTGGTTGGACTGAATAGGTAATTCATTAACGTCTGGAACACTCTCGAATTCATCGAACTCACTATAGAAGATAGTGTTGACATCTTTGCCACTAGTAGACACTGCCATGAAAAGTCTATCTTGAAATGCAACTGCGACAGACATGTCTTTGCGAGGGCTTGCCAAACCTGAAAGCATTGACTGCTGCCATTAGGAAGAACAACCGGGAGTGCGGCGTAGTTAGGTCTGTCTGGATCAAACAACTCTTCATCAGTAAGAGTGTCACTCCCTACTATAGTGACCTCCCCTCCCTCTACCTTCCCAAAAGCCTCACACCTATAAAGCACTAATGATTGGTCTGAACTTGTTCTCCATAGTTCTATGTGGTCGCATCTTTCAGGAGGCTCTACTCCTTCTAGCGTCCATTCCATTTCAGAGCATGTGCGCTCTCTCTGCATTTGGGCCAGCATCTACTTCCGTGAAAGGAGACAAGTCGCTGTAAGCCGTTGGCTCCCTTACATCTCGGACGTTGATATCAGCAAGACCCTTCCGCTCCTAACCTCAAGGTTACCGGAGTCGGTTAGTTCTAGAGTGGCTGGCATCTGGTCTGCCGGTATAACTACCCCTGTTCCGTATAATGGGTCAGATGTGGGCCAGTCTGAGGGTAGAACATACAGTTGCCCGTCAGTTCCCAAGCATCGCGTATGCTCCAGCAGTAGGCACGTACCCACTGTCTGAGGCAGCCCAGACCTTTACGTCGTATGCTGAACCGTAGTTTATTGCACCATCCGCAGAAGAGAAGCCTTCGATGAAAGTTCTTTTTTTGTACAGGACGAGATCGCCTGTAGACTCCATCGACAAGGCGTAGTGTAGATTGTCGCTATACAGTATGGTTCCAGAATCAATCTTGAATCCGCTTGTTGTTGTTGCAGTTCCAAGTACTATGCTACCGAGGTCGTTCGTTGACGCCGTTCCAGTTTGCCAGAACACGCTGTAACTTTCTGGCAGTCCTGTTATCTCTTCACTAACTTCGACCTGATCTTTTATAATACTGACAATTCGGCAAAAGTCGGGCAGCCTTGTGGACTCAAGGATCATCCCTGCTTCTAAATCATCAGCGTCTGATATTGTGAGGATGTGTACTTGACTCACCACGCTCCGCAGTAATAGTTTTAATTATCTGCTCACTTCGGTCAACAAACCTGTAGGCACATTGATACATGCCTCGCATTGAAGGCCGCATTACTGGCGTTAACTTTGCAGGTCTTGTTACTGTTGTTAGTACAGGTGCGGATGTGTACTGCTGTCCCTTGTCTAGTATTGTGACCTTATCTATCCGGCCTTCTTTGACAACCGGGTCAACCTTGAGGCCATATCCATCACCTCCGCCGCTAATCTCTATCTCGGGCCTCGACTTAAAGTTAACGCCCTTGTTGTAAATAGTTATATAGTCAATGTGTTTTGCGGTCGGAGAACTTAGGGTCGCTAGACTTTTTGCCGTCCACCTAATAATCTGGCCTGTCGAAGTTCCGGTAGCACCGATTGTCCTTTTATGTAGAGTGACTCCTACGGCTTCGTTTTCGTTATACCCGTCTCCCGATATGCCTATGGTCGCTGGCTCTATGAGGGTGTGGGGAGGCCCGTGCGGAGTATTCACATCCGCAACGTCTGCCTTGACACGAAACTCAACGTACCTGTCGTTAGTAGAATACCTAGAATGCCCACGCTTTTTTGTTGGCTCTGTGACTGCGGTGTTATAGTCATACACCTGCTGATAAGCATTTGCTTGGTACAAGCGAATAACAAACTCAGTGTCTTTAGCCCACCCACTGCCGGGGTTAGTTATGCCTAGTGCAGTGGTTTCAATTTCATTCGTAATGCCATTTCTGGGAAGATCAACTACTGGTCTAGGAACGCCTGAAGAACCAGAGTACCAAGGGAGCCTGTTACCTTGCCCGTGATTCCCTGTTTCTTTGTTTGCTGTAGGCACGCACTCGCTGCCATCTACAAGCCAAGAGTCAGGGCATTCGACAAGATTAATTCTTACCTTCGGAGGCACAGCGTCTGGCAGTTGATTCTCGTCTTCATACTCTGTTGAGTTTACTGAACCGCGTGTGTTGGTAACCTTTTTTGCATTTCGCGTTGGCTTTAAATCAAACTCTATATACCTACTGCCACCTCCATCTGTCTGGACAGGAACGTCGAATCGTGTCCACTGTGACAGTGAACCAGAGCGAACGCCAGTATTGAACCACACGCTTATCTTCGAGTAGTCAGGCCAGTAGACATCTGCTTTCCGTCCACCGACAGTACCTGAGAATCCGTGAATGAATGTCGAACCGCTTGCCTGCAACCCTCCATACCTAGCATTCTCGGCAGATCGAGGTCTGTCAAAATCTGAGCCGCCCCAGTACTCCCCATACAGGTATTCCGATAAGGTTGTCTGCGTTATCCACGCCCCACCATCAGAACCAAATATATTAAAGTGTTTGTTGAGGCCAGTATCTATAACCCCTTTAGAGTCTTCACTGCTTGTGTTGACGGCATGACCGAGCGGAAGTGGCGAGAACTCTAGCGTCCCGTGTGCGCCTTCGCCGTCGCTGGAACTATTGGCAGGTACGTTTGCGAAAAACCTTCTAATGTCCTTGTTGTAAGTGGCAGGTACGGTTGCAACACCATTGTTACTTACTTCTAAGTTAAAAACTTTCGGAGGGTTTCCATCGATACCCTCGACATCGTGCGACCCATCCCTCCAAGCACCTGTGCCTTTTCCAATAACAAAGGTCTGGTCGAGAAATATGAGATCATTCTCTGTATCTATTTCAGCGATTTTTGGATTAGTGGCATTAATGGGGGCAAGGTTGCTGTTTTGATAGCCGACTGCGACCGAGGGCAGAAGGTTACTTGTAACCGGAACGCAGTCAATAATGTCTGGGTCGAACTGGACGCTATCACCCACTTGCATCCCAGCAGTTGAAGCGACTTTTATACCTGCTCGTTTAGTTGTATCTGTTCCCGCTGTGTTTTGAATATTAATCTCATAGTAATATCCAGCATCATTGATGCTGGAATATGGCGCGCCATTAAATGTAATGGTTTTGTTTAAAGGGTCTACGCCAGTTACCGTTACTGCTTGCCCCCGATTATGGTAAGCCCCGGTGCTTTTAGTCCATGCCGTCATGCTCGCCAGATTGCCGACACGAACGCCCTCGACGCTGTTTACGTTAACCGCAACTCCAGCACCCAGTGTTATATTTACCCCGCCGTTGTAGTAAATTCGCCACGCCATAAGGCGAGTGGTACTACTTCTTTCTTCCGTAGAGTATTGTATCTGTTGGTTTTCAGTGCCATCGTTGCTTCCATACGTTTCCGTCTGCGACGGTGCAGTACCTGTTACAATGCCACCTATGGTTGGATCAAAACCAATTAGTTTCTGTGCAGCAGAATTTACATGGCCTACCGCACGAAACCCAGAGCCAACATCATCCATCCCTGCTTTTACTTCTGGAGGTTCTTTGTAGCCGGAGCCACCATCGACAATGTCCACTCCAACAACATTACCTCTTTGCACAATTGCTTTTAGTTTTGCTTCTCTTGCTGGTTCACCCCCCTCGACAGTCAGGGTCGGCGGTGAGTTATAACCACCTCCTCCTAGAAGTACATCGACCTGTTCTATGAAAAACCCAGAGCCAGTCGGATTGATCTTAGGCTTAGAGAGCGGTGCTTTTAACCCCATAGGAAGCACGCTGGTTGATAGAAGTTCCGGGCGATACAAACGTGGCTCTAGGCCGTTGCCATAGAAAATAAATATTCTTCCGTGCCTGTCCTCCGCCAAACAGAAGTTCTTGATTGCAGTCCCGTGAGGAGCAATGTCAAATTCATCTACAACTCTTGCGGAGTCATCCAATATTCGTTTGACTTGCCACATCTCTTTGAATGGATATACCGACTGACTGATTTCGTTAGCAGACAACTCTCTTTCCACCAATATCTTTTGGAGCCAGATGAAGTCTGATGGCGTTCCAAGTATTGTCGCCCTGCGATATATTCCGTAGATAGACTCGTCGTCATATCGTCCGTATATTTTTTTAATACCGGGCCTAGTGATAAGCATCCCCGGCCTTCTCGACTGCAAATTGTTCAATACACGCAGTTCACCCGGTCGCAATAAATACTGCGAGGCATCTTCGTTATAACCTAGCCACTGCCTTATTTTCATGTCATGTCTTGCCCGAGGTCAGAATGCCAGCCCATACTTCTTGGCGAACCACCATGCGAATAAGAACCATAAGGCATCCCGCTTATTGGAGTGACCACATCATTCTCCATAGCAATTCGTAGGTCACGGTTGAAGGCGTTCATAGCACCACCGTAATCCTTGCCTGCTAAACGGGCGTACCACATCTCGCATGCCGACAAGACTGCGGTGTACATTTGAGGTGATGCGTTAACAACATCTGTGATTGCGTACTTTGTTAATGCAGGTAGCGGAGTGTTAATGTCGTCAAAGTCGTTCGTGACATATGGGTTATTCGTGTTGCCTTCTACAGGAATCTCCGATGGGTTCGATATATCGACTTCATTTGCATCAAAGGTAATACCTTCAATTGGTTCCCCATCGACTCCCGGTCGCTGATAAATACCTGTGCTGCTGATGGCAAGGCTTGTTGTGCTACTCCAGTCCTCAATCCTTCTCTCCATAATAAATGGCACGTTCGACCCAACAGCGTCTGCTGCCATGCCGAGTGAACCAAATCTTATGTGCGCACCAGCACAGTCTTGTGGGAAATTTGTCCCAGTGCCAACCACTCTAACACCTTCGGATATGACAGTTACTTCATCCGAAGACGCTGTGGCCTGTGCATCTAGAACTACTGATGGGTGGACTACACTTAATATTGTTTGGGTAGCGGATGGGAAGTTAGGGATGATTATTTTCATGCCCTTGGCTAGACCAGACGAGTCCGCCACTATTATGTTGTTTGCTCCCGCAGTTACTTTTGCAGTTGTAGAAATCTTCCCTACCGTGACAGTGCCTTGACGACAACTCTTTTCATAACCCATGTACTTTATGGGTTTCGGCAACACTCGGTATGTGTAACTAACTCTCACTGGATTAGTAGGAGTTCCAACAAACCTCACTTGATATCGGTCTGGGTGCGTGTCGCTACGCATGATCGTGTAGAAGTACGGCTCGCCCGATCCTCGGTGATTTACCTCTAGACGCTGCCACTCTTGAGGAGTTATCCTGCAATGCAACGTGCCTACTGTCTGAGTTGAAAGTGTGTCCAAGTCTTTCAGGTCGTATGGCAAGTTGTAGTATTGCTGCGGCTTAACCTCAATGTTCGTTGCAGTAGCCTTGGCGATTTGGTTAACGACTATAGAGCCGCCGCGAACCTGTTCTATTCTTACGGGATCATCAAAGCCACTAACATCAACTATTCTTCCTGCAATGAATCCTGCTGTGCTGGCGACGTTAATTACATTGCTGCCCTTTGTAGTTGATCCTGTCGTCTTCACAGTTCTTGTGCTGAAAGAATTAGTGCGAAGATGCCAAAGCCAACTCTTGCACTGCATTACTTCTCTTACGCCGTGAAGTACTGCGTGTCGGACAGCAGAGTGTTCGCCGTCCTGTGCGCCTCCGCCGTTCGAGGCTAGAAGGTAGGCTACAATGTCTTGTGCTGTTTGCATTAGTTACGCCTTTTGCGACCGTACTTCTCTTGCACCATCTCTTTGAGTTCACCTTGTTTCATGGTCGGATGACTCTTCTTCTCTACCTTCATCATTTCTTTAGTTAGGTTTTCGCTTAACGCTGGAGACTTTGGCCTTGGCATTTTGCGGCCTTTGTGATTTACTGCCCCTTCTACTGTTAGGTTTCTTTTTCTTGCTACATTCGTTACATCGTTCGCACTGTCTATCCACGCTGCTGGGTCTTGTACCCCTCGCTTGTCGGCTAGCCCCGCTGCGTAGTACTTTCCGCTGGGATTGATACCTGCTCGTTTTGCTAGGGTTATCATGTTTTGTGCATGATCCTTCGGCATCTTGTCGAACTGTTCGTTGTTGTACCTGCCCTGCATCAGGCTCCTGTCTGTTCCCTTTAGACCGGGTGCGATTTGTAGGGCGCACATTTCTGCGAACCTTGGACTTTGCCCCTCCTCTATCATCTTGTCGTAGTGCCTTTGGACTTCTCTGCTTGCGCACTCTATCTCTATTGGGTAACTCATTTTGTCCTCTTAGGTAATCTAACGCTCGTTCAAGCCCCTTGACGTTGTCTCCAAGTACTCCTATAGCCCTATTACAGCCAACGCATAAATGACCTCGCACTGAACCTGTCTCGTGACAATGGTCTATGCACTTGCCTTTCTTTACATGGCACACATGACACATGCCGTTGTTGCTATCCCTGAGTAAAGTCCACTCCTCGACTGTAAGTCTGTATCTGCTCCAAAGGTTGTGCGCCCTCTTCTGAAAAGTGGACGGCGATCTTCTCCTTGCCATAAAGGCTAGGTCTGTAACTCTGGCGGAACTTGAGCCGGGGGACTCCCCTCTGCTCCCTGTGCTGCCTGTCCCGAGGGGGAGGGAAGTCCGGGCGGCGCATCAGGGGCAGGGGGAGGTGCAGGTGGAGCAGGAGGCGGCAGCAAGTAGCCACTTGCATCAATGTCAAGTGACTTAGCCCAGTCTTTCATTAAAGCATTAAATGGTTCTGTAACTCCTGCACCCGCCAACTGGCTGAGTATAGGCCCAAGAGTTTGAACCGCCATTTGCATTTGTTCGACTCGGCTCGCCTTGTTTGGCTTACGTGCGGAGCCTGCCTCTACTCGATAAAGTATCTCTCTTGTTAGAGAGGTTATGTCCATCCGTGATACTGTCTGCATCCAACTAGCAGCACCTAACGCACCAAGAACCGGCTTCACATCATGAGGCTGGAGTAACCAGCGTGCTGCTAAAGCCTCACGCCTTGCTAAAGTACTCATGCAATCTTCCAGTTCATTTGCCATATTGTCTGGACGAATGCTGATGTTTTCGTTCTTAATCTGCGCTTCTGCGGCAGATCGGAACATGGCACGGGTGTATCCAAATACTAACTCAGATAAACCTGTTCTTTGTGCAAACTGATCCATGATTGCTTGAATGATATCCCACAAGTCTTTTGAAACTTGCGGCATCTGAAAGACCGAGACTACATCCTCGACTCGTCTGCCAAGCAACTCTGATAACTCAATAACTTTAAATCCACCCTCTGATGGAGCAAGCAACTTGTCCTTGATATCTTGATCCGCTGCCTTCTGGACAGCGACCACTGTTTCGCAACTTGTTGCAATACGTGTTGCCAGAAAACTAAAGCACCAGTTCAGGAGCCTTAGTTCGCCAATCGCTGGCTTGATATGAGATATAGGCCAAGCGTATCCCGGCTTTCTGTGGAAGGCCAGCATCGTGAAGGGCCAACCTTGCGGGTCTGCGTAAAACGGAATAGGCCAAGACACTCTAGTTATAAGGCTTGGCGGCAGCCCGGTTTCGTCCACCTGTTCCTGCATGATCGAAGGCGGAAGGTTAAGCGGATACGGTACACCTTCGCAAACAACTATAAAGCAGTTGTTGCCGACTGAGTCGAAGAAGCCCTTGTTCTCTTTAGGGCTATCCTTGAACCTGTCACCCATCCCAGTCTTGCTCCATATTTTATAATATGTGACAAGATTATTAGTACCGTCCTTCTTCTTGCTTCTCTTGTAGTCCCTCTTCAGGGCAGATGTATCCCCCTCTATATGTTTCTTTAAATCTTCCTCCGGTATTCCGTACTCTGCCGCAACTTCCTGCAAAGGTCTGCAACACTTACGCGAACACCACAGCATATCGTCTTCATTGTCAAAGTCAGGATCAATAAGAAGATTGTCAACGGTATCATAGAAAGACCCCACCATTTTCATTGGGGGCTGCATCTGGTCGCCAGAGGTGTCTAGTTGCACCATCTCTGTCCAGAACACACCCCCACCCTTAATCATTGCCTCGTTAACTACTTTTCTCGCCTGTCTCTTTAAGTCCAGTTCTACAGGACTCCAATTTAGATAGGACTCCAAGAGTTGGGCCGCCGTCTTTCTCTGCTGCTTTTCTGCTTGCTCCTGCTGCACTGCGGCAAGTATCTGCATCTGCTCTGGTGACGGTTGACCCATTGGGCCTAACGGCTGATCAAGGCCCGCCTGTTCTAAAGGAACTTCAGGTGGCTCCTGTACAGTGACGTTTCTTACTGGATTACGATGGTAGATAACGCTGGCAAATATCTCAACAAGTTCAAACACTTTGTTGAGTTGCATACGGAAAGAAGGAGGGGCAATGTTAGAATTATACCCCCGCTCTCCCCGTGCATACGCATCCTTCCACATCCAGTTATGGTCGCCATCAAAGAACTGGCTGGCTTCTTTAGCAACGTCGTCGAAGTTTTTCTTATACTTCTGTGCTGCTTTAAGTTTTTTAATCCAAGTGCTAACGCACTGCTTCAGTGGATTGTTACTTGGTAGACTTTCTTCCACTGCTCACTCCTGATTCAAGTTCGCGGAATGTGTTAGTAATTGGAGCGAAGTCCCACGCGCCGAGGTCTTCCCAGCCATGATCCCCTTGTAATGATGGATCGTCTTTGTGATGGCAAGAGTTGTGGACTGTAGCAAACCCGGCGGGCGAGAACGTCAGGATGCTTATGGTCGTATCCCCCGGTTCAGACGCTACAAAACCGACTTGTTGGTTTTTGAAAGTTTGCCAATCCTTGCTGAACAACACGATATCCCCCATGCTGGGAACCGGCATTGTCCATTGTTTCTCTTTAGTGGCAGTCATCATTCCCCTCCTTGCGGGCCTAAGTAAACATGACCGGGGTCACCTTGCCCCTGTCTTTTTTTTCTTTCTTGCTGCCATTTTACCCACCAAGGTTCCTTCTCCCCATTACGAATTGGTGGCTTGTGGTAATGTGGGCGATATGCACATAAGTACTCTAAGCACTGGCACAAATGCACTTCTCCCTTTGAATTAGGCTTGTCGGTTACTATTGGTGTGCCAGATATGTAATTGACTAACTTCCTGTACCTTTTAATTTCCCTGATTAAATCCGGGCAAGTACCTTCAAGGACTCGAAGAGTAGGGCTTCCTTGCGGTCTTATATGCAATGCAACCCGTGTGGACTCAGTCCTTGCCTGTATGTCGTCGCACCCTGCTAGAAAACTAGAGCCTGTTATTTCAGAACGTATTCCATGATGGACTAACTGCTCCGTGTATTGCTCCGATGGCAAACGACCGCTGCCTAAATCTCTAAGCCTTGCTCCGTGGGCATCAATGATGAAAGCGTGAAAGTGCCAGTCTCGAACCTTCTCAGTAAACCTCTTGCCAAAGATTGTGGCGTTGCATTGGCGTAGGTATAATTGGTCGTAACAGAGGATGTACGATTCGTCTGGGGGAACAGCCGCAAACAGGATAGCAGTGACTGCATGGCCCGGATCAATAACTGCGTACCGTGTCCACTCATGGGGTATCTGCCCGTTCGGTAACTCAGCCCTGTCTAGTCCATGTATCCTCATGTCAAAGTTAGGGTACATCAATATGCTATCAGTAACGAAGTCACCCTCGGCACGCATTCTTAATATGTCGTCGCCTAGAGCAGCCCACCGCTCGATACTCTTTTTCTTTTCTTCCTGATCTAGGTAGGGGTTGTCGAGAAACCTCAACTTGAACTGTTGTATGTTCGACTCTTTGCCTAGGTCTGCCGTCGATGCCTCCGCCCGCTCCTTTAAACCTAGCAGTGCGTTGTTAGTCGAATGCGGCATAGCAGACCAGCACAGCATTCCCTTGCGGTCAACTATACGGGCCTGCATTTCAGGAACCCATCTCTCATCCGAAATATCTTCATCGATATGGACACGGTTGCAATTGAAGCCTTGTACAGGCTCACCTTCGCTAGAGAAGAAATGTATTTGCCACCCATTGTGCAGCGTACACCTTTGCATATAGTTAGCACTACGCAACAACCACGACGTACTTTTGATCATACGTTTTGGTATAAGAGGCGGAGCAGGCTTTGCCTCAGACCTCCTTGGCTCATCAGTCTCTGGATTGTACGCACGCCAGTCATTCGTTTTTTCGTCTCGTATGATCTTGAACGCACCTTCATTGAACAGGTACGGCACTGCAACTAGACCTATGTGCTTCCAGTCTTTTCCAACAATGACAAGGATGCCATCCTTTTCTGGGTACTTCTTAAAAGGGTCTTGTCCTGTAACAGCCCTAGCATCTTCCACAAAAGTGCATAGCGATTTACCTGATCTATTACCACCGATGACGAGTACTTCACTTGCTTTTGTTTCGTGTACTTCCGCCTGATTTTCGTTTGGTTGGTACAGCCTCAGTGCCTCTACCTGCCTGTCCTTCAATTCCTGCTGGACTTCCTTCAGGTGATCCATTTGATGCTGGGTCATACCCGATTGCACGGGTACTGTTTTCGCCGTCACCTTCGGATGTTTCTTCGATCTTTTTCGCTGTGGCATCTATGATCTTTCCTTTATATTGCATCGCTGCTTCTGCAAGACGAGCGTCAAGTTCTTGTTCTAGTTCGTCCTCACTCCAGAACTGTAGAGGCTTCTTCGCCCCACCAGCCTCAACATTCCGAGTAACCATACGACACATGGTTTCAAGAAGTTTATTTCTTTGGCTGCTACCCGGCGGACTGTCCCAGTACTGCTTGACAATGACTGAGGAGAATCCAGATACGCCACCAAAGTAAGACAAGACTTTCTCTACAACTTCGGCAGTGTGCGGTATATTGTTTCCACCTTTAGTAATCGAGTTAAGAAAGACATTTACCCCACTTGTCTCGATTTCTTGCAGGGCCATTTTTCTTTTTAACTTACCCTCTTCGATCTTTTTCTGCTTATAGATGTAGATGCATTTTTTGCAATCAGTAGTATAAGCCCCCTTGCCGTTGCGTACACGGTATCTGAAATGCTCTTTGTCGAGAGGTTTTTCTTCGCCACATTTAGTGCAGGTTTTATTTTTCATATATATATGCTAACAGCCCGCAGGGTGACCCACGGGCTGCTTTGCATTTCCTATCACGGACTGTTCATTAGATGAAGTTACAGTGAAGGTTGACTCGACCTTTTACTGCTGCTGATATTGATGCTGCAAGAGCAGTGCCATCAACAGTCGCGGAAGCACTTCCAGTGCCTGTCTTGACTGTTTCGCCAGCAACAGAACCCTGAACGACGTTATCACCAGCAGCAATAGCACTAGAGCCGCTAGTCTTAACTTCGCATGGGCCTTTGACAACGAGCCACACGATGTCATTCTGTCGGAGTTCCCCGGTGAGGTACTCGTCAAGAACGCCAGAAGGTACTGCTGCGTCAGCATTAGCCTTCGTTCGTGCGGAAGTAATCGTGGTCTGATCAGCACTTAGTGCATATCGCACACCAGCAACTGTAGAAGCGTCAGCAACTGTCGATCCAAGGTATCGGACTCCGATGCAGTAAACAAGTTTGTTACTGTGTCGGGTTCCTTGACCTGTAGGCGAAACGTCTTGGAAGGCTTTCACCTGTCCAATGACCTCCGTGCCTGCAACTGGATTGCCAGAGGCATCAAGTTCAATTGGTTCTCCGGTAAGAAGCGTCGAGCCTCTACGCCAGAATGGGTCTGAGAAAATACTTGACATTTAAGTCAACTCCTTATTAAGCAGGTGTAGAGATGCCGTCGAGCATGAAGAAGTTACGAGGCGACTTGAAACGCAAGTTGCCAAGGGTTGAACAAGCGTAGCGGTAAGACTGAGTCTCTTCTGAGAAGAATGGGCCTTCTGCCACCATGAGTTGATTCTCAAGGCAACGCATTTCCATGTTCCCGATTGAAAGGCCATAGCCTTTACCTGCTGGGCAGGCGTACTCACTAGTAACTTCAACGCCATCGATTGTGATTGCGTCATTAAATCCTAGAGCCTTGAGACCGTTCTCTTTGCTCACTACGATTCGCTCTTGATCCTTGTAGGTATTCAACAAAGCGATGTAGAGGTGTCGATCAAGAACAACAAGATCGATCTGTGCTTCGCGGGTATCATTTCGTTTGCACTGATGAATACCTTCACGAACAGCAAAGACGCAGTTACTCTTCCAGTTCTGCCCGCCACCAGCACCATTAAATGACGATGCGTTGTAGTTGACGATAACAGGAGAATAGAAATCAAACTCTGGATCGACTGGTACATCAGGCCATTGACCTGTAGTGCCACTCATGCGACCGCCACCGTAGTAACCAAGTTTGGTACTAAGGCCAGCGTAGGTATCCATTGGGTGACCGAATCGGTCTGCCGTGCCAGTGTAGTAAGCAGGTGAACCTGCGGTTGCACTGTCAACATCTGCTACGCCTGCTGACGACTCGTCAACAGTACCGTTGTACTTGAGAAAACTCTCAAGACCGTGGAAGTCATTTTCGTGACCGGCTGCACTACCATCAGCATACGGCTGATAGGAAAGATGCTGCTCAAGAGATTCTTGAAGTCGCTCTGCCATTTTAGAGGCTACATCGACAAGAGCCTGCTGGCCTCGATTTTCTAACATTTCACGGCGGTAAATTGCGTCGGTGGTTGTGAAACCTCTCCAAGGCAACTCAGCCTTTTTCCACATGTTGACACGGGAAAAGGTTCTTGGTGTATCGCCAGTATTCCCTGTTACGGGAGCATTGCGGTAACGAACATTCCAGTCAAAGCCACGGCCTGACTGATTCATCAAAACATTGCCGGATGACTCCAGCATTGCAAAGATTTTAAACTTACGAAACGTAGTCAACTCCTCCTCGCGGAGATGCTGGACAATCGTTGTCGCAATAACTCGACTCCAATCGGTTGGCGATGCCATATCTAAATTTCCTTCTATAGGAGATTAAAGGTAACCTTGTTCCTGAGCAACTGCTTGCAGTTTTTCAGCGAATGTCATTCCTGTCGTGTCTTGCTCCGCAGCATTTGTTCCCGTTGTTGATCTTTGACTTGGAGTCCGTGCTGCCTGCTGGCGGAGGTATTCCATGTTTCGTTGATCAGTTGTTGGTTGCGCCTGTTGTGGTGCTTGTTGCATAACTTGTTGCGGTGCTGCCTGCTGCTGCGGCTGTTGCATTTGATTCACGGCTTGAAGGAGCAAGTCCCTTTCCACCATCTTCGTTGCATAGTCCCAGCGTGCTTCTGCACCTTGGATGCCATGACCTTTAGCATCTGCTATATATTTCTGGACAGCCAAGCCCTCCGCAGATACATTTCCTTTTTCGTCATATAACCAATCTTTGTTCTCAGTCTCCAGCCCAGACACGTATTGCTCGTCTTTCATGCGGCCCATACGCTGATCTATAAGCGTTTCCGCCTGCTGTATAGCCATCTTCTCGACCATTGGGCCTAGTGCTTCTTGGGGGTTATCCAAGAATTTCTGTGCGAAGTCTGCACGGAAGTTCATGTATTCTTCTAAGGAAGCCTTGGCATCAAGCGGTGCGTCGGGGTGTATTGTGTCCCGTCCGTTCTCGTCCTTAACGATATACCTCTTGTGTGATTCCTTAACTTCAGGTGGATTCCACCACTTCTTTTCCTCCGGTTCAGGCTGCTGGCTGCTTGCGACAGGCTGTGCTGGCTGCTGCCCCTGAAACTGCGATGCTTTCCACGCTTCAAACTGTTCCCTGTTCTGTAGATATTCCTGTGCAATCGGCACTACCGTCTGGTACTGCTGTAAAGCACGGTTGGCATGCTCTTCCCGTTGCATTGCCTCGTATAAAGACTGAGCAATTGCATTATCTTCTTTGCCTTGAAACTGCTCCATTTGGCGGAAGTTATTCCAAACGTCCTGCGGCTGCTCGGCTACTTCTGATTCACCTGATTCGCTAGCAACTTCAGGGGTTTCGGCTAGTCCAGATTCCTCCACCACCTCTTCGGCTGCTGCTTCTTGTATTTCTTCTTCGCTCATTTGTTTCTCCCATAACGAGTTGCCTTAATTATTAGGCATGGGAGTAGGTAGCAGAAAGCACGTTTAGTAAACTCGACCGTCCGAAGGGAGTAACTGCGGTGTCGGGCTGAATCGCTGCATCTCTCGCAGGGATTTAATTAGGTTATTATTCAAACGAGTACCGCCATCTGTCACGGCTCTATCGAACCCTTCATCCTGAGTTGTCAGGCCAGACCTAGGCTCTACTGCGTTATATGGGGCAGGTTGGTAATATCCGCTGTTAGCAACGGGAGAAATAGCACCTCTTGCTCCGGGTGCAATCGCGGCATCCGCGAGAGTATCATCTATCGGATGGTAGAATGTGCTGCCAAAGTATTTACCAAACCCACGGACTGGGCCAAGTGCAGTCTTGGCGTTTGTTGCAGCACCAATACCACCAGCCGCGAACGGGGTGACTAGGTTTGCGACATCGAATGCGGACTGATCCAGAATCTCCCCCGCATCTTTCTGCGATTGGCTGGCAAGCATTCGGTTCTTTCCAGCAAACGGTCGCGTCCCATCAGCATTAGCACCGAATGTTTTATCGAGAACCTTTTGCATACCTAGCGTGAAGTCATTGATTGCTGTCGGCTCGTCGGCTGTGGTTAGCGTGGAGTACTGTTGTGCCATTTCCCTTGCTTTTTGAGGTGTCATGTTAGCAGAAGGAAGTAACGGTGTAGGCTCTTGCTGAAGACCAGCAAAGTCTCTCCGTAATCTAGCAATCTCGGGGCGACTCATATCGCTGTTAGAAGCAATATCCGTATCCCTGAATATGTTCCTGAACGACTGAAGCCCCCGTTGCAATTGACCAATAGCATTGTTTCCCTGCTGGTCACCATAGACCTTGCTCGTTAACCCTTGGTCGTATCTGCCAAACCGTGGTTCCCCTGTAGGAGTCACGGTTTGATACAGGTCTGGGTTAAGTGTTGCTGGGATATTAGATCGGTTGTACTGATTGACGGCCTGATTTACACGAAAGTCTTCTAACTCTTCTGCTGATGGCAGCGCGGCAGCCACCATTGTTGGCGGGCTTTCCGGGTTAAGACCTGCATCTATCAACTCAATACCACGAAGATGCATGTGGTTAGAGCGACCATCAGAGGTAAGGGTAGTTCCGGGGTCTAGTCCTCTGTCGGTAAGACCTTGATTCTCAACTTCTGTCCTACCCGTAGGAATGCTGTACTCTCCATTGAAGTGCTTCTCTGCTAAATCCCTAACACTCTTTAACGTCTGCTCATCCCCCAGAGCCATACGTTGCTGGAATTGATCTACGTATTCTGGTAATGCCCGATTAAACCTATAGGCGAATGTTGATCCCTGTAGTCCTTCTTGGCTAGCCGCTTCTTGAGCAGCAAAGAACTGGGCATATGTAGGGCTGTCGCCTATGACCCTCCTGATGAACTGGTTTTTTAATTCACTCGGCGGGTATGTCTCATCCATTAACTTTTGGGAGACACGGGTGCGTCCAGTAAAATCCATTAACGCTTCTGCGTACTCGCCTTGCGGTGAAATATTAGTCGCCATCGGTGACCCACTTCCTTCTCCAAAGTATTATCTTTGCCCTGTTGTCTTTCCTTCTTCTCCACCAGTGGCACATGATTGCGAGCATCTCTGGCAGCAAGCAATCGATTCCAATAATCCGGTATCCCAGCCAACGCTCTTCCCCATATACAAAATCTAAAACCCTGTGAATGTCAGACACAGTTTCTAGCAACGCTTCTGCTTCAGCCATTGTCCCCGGTTCTGTTTGGCTTAAAGCCTCTACGGGCCAGCACTGGATAGCAACTAGTATACAGTCATGTATAGACTCTTCATCTACTGCTTCTCGCCTAATAGGCAGCATGCCCCAGATATACTTCTGGAAGTTCTGTACGTTGGAAGTAGATTTACGCATGTAGTCATTTCTTGGCTTTGCAATCCTTTTCGCCACAAGCACATTTTGACTTACCCTTGCCCTTGCGGGAATCACCTTTTTTGTAACTGCTCTTCATCTTCGTGTAGGACTTGTCAAACTTATCTTTAAGTTTCTCGCCCTCAGTCTTTGGTACACCTTTCGGCATTTCTATCTCCTTGTTTAGGGGGTACTCGTTTTACTTATGGTCAGTACATAAAAAAACGCCCCTCAACGTAGAAAGGATAAAGACGTTGAGGGGCGGACGGTGCGGTTGGCTAGACCGCTTCACTAACTAGGATTTGCAATTCTAAGTTGTTGAACGCTGTTGTCAAACAAACCTTTGGTGAAAGTCACTCTTTTCCCAAGGCTTTGTCAACTTATCTAACGTAACAACAACAATGTCTGTATTCTTATTGGCTAACGCATCGTCTGCTTCAACATACCCTAGCACTTGTATTCTTCTGTACTCGGCATCCATACACCTCGCACCCCACACTCGTTTGCCAGAATCTTTCTTCCTGACAGTGACCCCCTTGGCTGTACGCACACGACGCACTTCTATGTTCTCCCCCACATCTGCAAGTTGCTTGTAACTACGATGTGCAGATGAACGCCAGATAGATGCATGCCAGTACTGGTTTAAGTGTTTGGCTACCGCCAACTCACAAAGGGCTGCTGCCGCCTGTGCGTTGCGATCCTCTTCCATCTTGCTACGGTCGTAGTACGACGCATCCTGCCTGCCCCAGTTCTCTGTAAACCTGCGTATCCCAACATGGTACGCATACTCATATTCCCAAGGCTGAATCTTAACTATCGAAGGATCGTTCATAGAGATATCCTTTCTTCTACTAGTTCCTTAGTTGCAATGCTGCTAGCGACTTGCTTCGTAAAATTTTTTAGAATCTGCTCCTATGCCGCTAGTATGTACAGTCCAATGTTACTAAATGCATACCCCAAGTACGCAATACCTAATCCAATGTTGCCCTCGAACGCTTGCTCGATTGCCACCCATAGGTATATCAAGCCAGTGATAATGATTAGCCAGCCACTCATCTTTGCATGCTCCTTTGCGGTTTGTCCGGGTGTGGTATCCCGTACATCTCGTTACCCATGACACGGATTTCACTTGAATCAATGTGGGCAACCTTGCCTGTGTCGAATAAGTGTACCAGCCAGACCGTGTTGATACTTGTCCCATAGTCTAAGAGAAACAAGCAGTGGCCCTCTCCAAGAGGAGTTTGCACGTATATCGGTGGATCACACTGATGTATGCCAGTCATCTAGTCAGGCTCCTCAAGGCTCCATTCCATTTCTAACGCCTCTAGCCTCTCAGCCTCAAGTTCCCCTGTCAACCACTCAAGCAGGTCTGATATGAGCATTTTGAGCCTCCTAGCATGTATGTGGTAGACCCCTTTGCAAAACTGAAAAAAATCCAGCAGCCAGACATATATATATACTTGACCTGCTGGGGGGGCCAAGGGTGTGCCATGATGCATGCGTGCCTTGTTTCCTGCGGCGAGTCGCGGGGTTAGTGTGTCCGCCGACCCCGTGCCGCCGTTGAAAGAAAAAAGAATGTGTG